GTTGAACACCACCTCTAGGGTGGCCCCTCCCTATTAGACTAAGCCGGGAGGGAGTTTGCTTGGTTAAACTCCAATGCTAGACACACTAACAAGCAGTAGACACTTCCCCCAGGGACAGCGAATACTGCTGCAACCAGATCCAATCCGCGGGTAACGGGAATCCAGCTAGCGACGATCATGCGGGGTGCCAAACCCTGCCCTCCAACCCAACGGCACAGACCTCAAATCACTTTCATCCTGCTCGACTCCAACGCAAGCTTGTGCGTGAGGATCTGGAGAAGTAATTTGCTGAGTATACGGGAGTGTTGTCGGTTCGTCTCAAAGCCCTTGCCTACGGTGACTGACGGGCACGTCCAGTCGCTAGGCCAACCGGATCTAGGGATGGGAGGATAGAATCAATTTCCTCTCACCCAGCACAAGTGCTGGATGCCTTACCATAATCACTCAGGGCAGCGGGGTCGTGAAGCCCGAAGACAAGTGCATATGTCTCCCTGCTGCTTCGGGCCGTGGGCCCAAATGGACCCACGACCCTGAGGTGAAATTACTGACAATCGACCCATGCCAGCCATTTCACCAGGGGGTGGTCGCTCAGAGTGCCCAGCTTCACTTCTGACAAATGGGAGACACACTCAACCAAATTGCCATAACTGAAGCCATAGTGCGCGTCGTAATAGACTGCAACTGACAACTCCGGAGGTTTAGCTACCTCCCCCCGAAACACCTGCTTGAACTCGTTAAACTTTTCAGCAACTACAGGGCCCTCACCCAACTGTTGCCGAAAATTATTGCCCAATGCACACAATAAGGGATCAACCTGCCCAAACATGTCCATTGTAGCAACAATGCTACGCATCCAAGCCGCCCGCTGCTTCGGTCCTCTATCAACCATATCCCAACACAGTTTGGACAACATCTTACCCACTTTCGGGATAAGGTAATATCCGTCTCCATGCCAGAAAAACCGAGAGGAACAAAACTCGGGCATTAAAGGGTCGTCGCTCACCTTAGCTTCGACCTCCATGCCAAAAGTTTCGTACGCCTTTACGATACCCTCAGCTCCCCCCAGCCGTTCGATCTCCGACCTCAAAGTTACAGTAACGCTATCATCACCGCACACAATTGAGATCCAGGGCCTGCCAACACCATGTATATGGGTTTTCATCACAGCATTGACTGCTGTGTCGCCAGCACTGGTGTCTGGCCAACCCGATTGCATCATCGCATGGATGCTATACTTGGTGTCAAGGTGTGACTTGCCCTTGATGACCTTTTTCCGCCTCAACAGACGCGCCACATGCTTGGGCATCTTTCGGCAGTACAACTGGTTTAGAAAATGGAACGCGCCCTCACCCATGTGGAGGTCAAACCGACTTTGGTCGTCCTCTAAAATCACAACTTGGTCCCCATGTGGACACATGGCTTCCAAAGTGTTCAACGCACGGGTGTACGCATCACCAATTTCCTGGTTGGACAGACCGCAGGTGTACACGATCTGCCTACCGGCTCGCACAGAATCGGGGTCGTAACGACGCTCGGCCCCAACAAAACCTTTCACTCTCTTTGGTCTCATACCATCACGCAAGTGTTTGGCAAACTTGCGCAGGTACCTGCCTGTGGCCAAAGAGAGCTCAGGTGGACACCCCTGTACGAAACGAGGGTCCTTAAATGCCAGATCGTCATCAGCCTTGACGACGATTTCCTTCTTGATGAAAGAACTGGCCTTTGGATCACGCGGAACCATCGCATGATCGTCAATCAACCCTTGGAACATTTCCCGCTTACTAGGTGGGAAACCTGCTAACCACGAATTCATAGGTATGGGCTTCAACACGCGTTTGATTCTCAAATCGAAATGATCGATGAGCTCGCGCGTAACAGCTCGCCATTTACCTCTGATTGCACCTAGCAGGTCTACCGACTTTTGTGCAGGAATGAGTTTCCCAACTCGGCCATTCATGGAGATCTCCTCGTTGTGATGACATGGCCGGTACACTGTCGCGGTGAAGCCTTTCACTCCAAACGAACACGCTGTCCCGAACTTGTTGTCACAGTCTGATCTACCATGTTTGACCTTAAAGTCTGGGCAAACAGGGTGCGTCTTCAACTTGTGATCGTTTAAACACACACCCGCATGCTCCATTGCACCGACTTTAGTCAGGTCCTCGTTCCACGAATTTGTGCAGCGTAGGGCAAACAACTTTGGTCCAAAGGTCTCGACACCGATGTTCCAAATCGTGTGTGCGAAACATGCCCCAACGAAACCGAAAGATCGCTCCAAAATGGAATGGGCGACGGTTCGCATGACCGTGCCCAACCAGAAGTCCGCCGAAGTGACTGACGTCTTGCGAGCCTCATACATCGCAAGAGCAAACGAGCCAAACTCTAACGGCAAACCGCTTTTTGAAACGACAATGCCAGAAAATTTCGGCATCGTTCCGATGGCGCTTCTAGCGGCAGAAGCAACGCCACGGACGCCAACTGGGCCTGACATAGCCCACACAAACTTCAGCGTCGCCCGACCGAAACTGGATTGCAAGAGGATCTTGCCAAAAGTTCCTCGACAGGCCCAGAGAAAGACCTTGCATAGCCACGCCAGATACGCGGCTCCAGTTTCATTGAGCGTGGAAGGGACGAAGGCGTAATAGAGTCGCGTCAGTACTCTCTTCGCTATCTCCTCCACTGTGGGCAACACCAAATGGCGTGCGACCTTCCCCGCCAACCATGAGGCCACGGTACCTCTCTCAAAGGTTGGCTTGGAAAACGGTTCCGTAGCTTCCGCTGCTTTCAAGCGATCGATCAAGGTGCCACTGACTGCCACAGGATTCGCTGTGACTGCCTGTAACAATGTCAAATCAGACTTGTTAGCAACGAATGCTTGGTACGCGACCTTGTACCACGGCATCGCATCCTGGGAAAGGCGGGTTGAGGTTATCAGTCGCTGGTCTGCTGATCTCCTCATGCACTCCGAGTAAACCATCAAGGCTTCAGCGCCAATATCGAAGCCCGGAATCAAATGGGCATCTTCACGCTTAGCCAGAGAACTGATGGATCTCAAGCACACTTCCCGGTCCTTTTCGCACGCAAGGTCCTTCGTTAGCAGCAAGGACTGGAGTTGAGTTCTCATCCTGTTACGGACGAAATTCGCCTTCTCCTCCGGGTCGATCCCCGCTGCTACTACAGGTCGTTCCTCCCTAACAACTCGCTCATCGTCGCCGTTATCATTGACGCCGTTGTGCTCATCCAAGGCTTCGAGAATTACCTGTGCTGGACCTGCAGCAGGCAACTCTGGAGCATCAGGTGGAACTCCTTCGGGGTTAGGACGACCCCTATTCCGTCCGTTGTTTCTAGGCGGTGGACGCCCGCCTTTACCCCCTCCCTGCTGGGGTTGGTCACAGTTATCGGCCTTGTGACCTCTCTTCCGGCAATTGAAGCACACTGTTTCCCGTGCTCCCTTGCCACCTTTACCACGACCACGTGCTTGGTTTTGTGGTCGTCCGCGCCCTGCACCGACAGCGCGCGGCCTTTCTTCTTCACCGTGGGGAAGAAGCTCACCCATATCTCTTTCTTTTTGTTCGGCGACATAAATCCCATCACTGGGACTGAGGCTTGTCATGCCTCGAAAGAAGGGTGGCCGCTTGCTAAGTTTATTCGTGGATTGCAATAACACCTAAATAGGCGTTTCCACTAGGTAGTGCTTACCCCGGATTCGGCTTTAGAATTTCAAGTTACGGCCATGTACTCTACTTTCCAAAACTACTCCAGGCTACCGCCAGCTAATACGCTACGGCAGAGCTCATCTCCCATTTAGACCATTGAACGATCCACATCCATACATATTACTACAACCAAGTCCCCGAAGGGCAGTTGTCAGACCGGGTGCTCTTTGAGACACCGCACGCCTTCGACATTAAAGTCAGACATTAACTGTTGCAGCTCGTGCACAGACGCTGAGAAAACAAACTCTGCTTTCACGCACTCCTGGTTTCTAAGCTGCCCTGAAAGGGCCTTCAACAACTGGGAAACCATACCAGTTGTTGGATTCTAGGGACCGGAGGGTTGAAATTCCTCTCGTGCATAGCACGCCTTACGGTTCGCGCGGCCTTTATCGGCGCACAAAAGGTGGGGGTTGCCTTGGGACTGTCTCATAGTCCGAGGTACCCGTCTCCTGTGCACCGTTGCGCCTAAGGTGCTCATCTAGCACCGAAGTTCGCTTGGCATCTGACACTCCGAAGGGAGGTCGCGCATAAGGTTTGTAGAACATGATGTCATACGTCACCCACAATTCACCACAGAGGTATCCGTCCGCAGCGGGAGGTGCACCCTGTGTACACACGGACGTAAAGCCCATGAACGACAGGCGCGGATCTCTGGCAAACTGTGCACTTGACGCAATGATCTCGTTCGCTCCCGTGTACAACGGTTGCGATGGAGTCTGCTCAGGGTCACATTCCACTGGATGGAGCATGCTCTCAGCGGGTTTACAACTGGTAGAGAACAATGAGTTGTTTGCCTCCGTCTTACTATTGGGGGCAAGGTCCAACGCATCATACTGCGTAACAATTGTAACGGAGCCCATTGAAGGGTCTCCTGCAGTGCCGAGGGCATTGGCAGTCAGACTGCGAAATCCGAAAGCCAACCCCAACCATTTGAACTGTTCAAAGTTCACTGCGATCTTGCTCAGCCACGGGAACTGGGGGTCCAGTGGATTCAGAGGTATGATCGTGACGACGTTAAACGCATTCGTCATTTTCACATCCCTGATGAACTCACGCTTCTGTATTCGGACACACCCCTCAGACCCATGCATCAATGGAAGCTGTGATGCTAAGGGTGTGGTGAGTCCCAATACTGAGTTTGTCTGGATAGGGAAATTCACAGGAGGAACCATCTCATAATCCCCCCATCCAAACAGGCTGCCTAACAAATCCCCGGCAGCCGATCCCAAAGCCTCTGCTTCGGGCCCGAACACCTTACCAACTGATCCACCAATTTGCTTCAGGAGGCCTTGACGCGGCCTGCTCTTAACAATGGCTTCAGCGGATGGCTTGGTGACCGCCTTGACGGCGGGTTTTCCGACCTTTTTCTGTCTGGCCTTGACTTTCTGTTGTTTCTTAACAGGTGCTAGAAATACAAGTGGTAGTGAGCAAAACTACCACAGGGCTGGGAGCGTGAGCGGCAACGGTAAATACCGTCTAATGTGGCGTTGATTTAACACACGGAGCTCATCCCGTGTGACCACATTGTAGGTTGTCAACCTCGAGCCACTGCTTCACCACATTGTTGTACCGAACATTCGGAAATTTCTGCTGATGTCATATCCTTAGTGCCTAGTGCCGAAAGGCCAGTTTGCACGCCAAACCTCAATTGAGAGAGTGACGTTTCTGCATTGAAGCAAGCAATTAACTGCACTTAGTCGTGACATCAGCCAACTTTGTGGCCACACAACGACTATTGCCCCTGTTGGGCAGGACGCCTCGAGTTACCCCGAATCACGGCCAGTTTCAATTCATAGAAACCTTTGGTTATTGTCTAACTTTTCGACTTAAGCCTGTCGCCGGCGTTAGCCACGGACAGCACGATGGTGCATCCGCCACGCTAACAGATTCATCTAATTGAACCCCTTGGTTATAGTAGAATATTACCGTTCTGGTTCATGGGCTGTCCCCATGGTGCTTGACAGTAGCAGGACCGAAGTAACCTGCATCTACCGGGTTCCCAACCCGGACAAATTCCCGCGAGTCCCTTGCGGTTTGGCCGGACCGTTAAGCCCGGTCGCCGCCGGAGGCTCCCTTGGGTTTCGCCCTTCTAGGGGTTTCTGACCGCCCGGCTTGTCGCGGCCTTCACCGCGACTCCTCT